CCTTCCCGATCCTTCTGCGGGAGCTTGAGGAAAAGATCGTCATCACGTCCGAGCTTGGCGAGTTCGAGGAACAGGCTCGCGTTGCGCATCGCATCGCGATCGATAAGGTGAGGACGCACTTCGAAGCCCACATGAAGGCCGAGGCTGACCGGATCGAGCTGGAAAAACTCCGGGCCGAAGCCGCCGAGCGAGACCGGATTGAGGCCGAAAGGCGTGAGGCTGAGCGCCTTGCCGCCGAGGCTGCGGAACGTGAACGCGCCGAAAAGGAACGGCAGGAACGCGAAGCCCGCGAGCGGGCCGAAGCGGCGGAGCGCGCGCAGAAGGAAGCTGCGGAACGCGAGCGTCGTGCCGTCGAGGCCGCACGCATCGAAGCCGAGAACGCCGCGAAGGAGGCTATCGCCAAAGCCGAGCGCGAGAAGGCCGAGGCTGTCGCCAAGGCTGAAGCCGAGGCGCGCGCCGTCAAGGAAAAGGCTGAACGCGAAGAGCGCGAGCGGCAGGAGGCTATCGAGCGCACCAAGCGCGAGGAAGCAGCCCGTCAGGCCGACCGTGAACATCGCAGCAAGATCATGGGCGAAGCCAAGGCCGCTCTGATCGACACCGGCGCGGACGAAGACCTCGCCAAGAAAATCGTGCTGGCAGTTGTCGCCGGTGAAATCCCCCACATCACGTTGAGGTTCTGACTATGAGCGCAGCACTCGAAATCCAGGAGCCGCAGGGCCGGCAGATCGTGAGCGATGCGCGACCGGAGAACGACAACCCCGTCGTTTCGATCCTGTCGCGTCTTGTGATGGACCCGAGCCTACCCGTTGAACGGGCTGAACGCGTCTTTGCCATGTACTACGAAGCGCAGGATCGCGCGCGTCAACAGGCAAGGGAAGACGCGGCCATCGCCGCACGCAATGCATACTTCGCGGCTATGTCGGCATGCCAGAAAGAACTGCCTGTTGTCGTCAAGAACCAGCGAAACAAGCACACCAACTCTGACTATGCCGATCTGGCCGCTATCGAAAAGCAGGCCATGCCGAAAATTCATGAGCATGGTTTCGGCGTGACGTTCCAGCCCTGCGGCTACAACGAACTCGGCGAACTCCAGATCAAATGGCAGATCAGCCATTCCGGCGGTCATGTCGAGAGCGACATTGCCGGTATTCCGGTGGACGGCGCGGGCGCGAAGGGCGGGATCAATAAGACCGGAACGCAGGCGTTCGGCAGCACCGCGACTTACGGTCGCCGTTACCTCCTTTGCATGCTGTTCAACATCAGTACGGGCGATGACCGGGACGGAAATCGGGTTCCTGACGAGCCATTGGAAAGGATCAATGAAGCGCAGTTGAATCGGCTTCGCGATCTGCTTGAGCAGACAGAATCCGATGTTGCCAAGTTCTGCGAATTTGGCCGGTTCGAGGCGTTGCCCGACATGCTCGCCAAGGACTTTGACGCTGCTATTCGACTGCTGGAGCAGAAGAAGGCGAGGATGGAGGCAGGCAAGTGACCATCATCCGCGTCATCGATATGGAAACCACCGGCATGGACCCTTCGTCCGAAGTGATCGAACTCGGATGGTGCGACTATGAGGTCGAGACGAGAGGAATAAGCGACCCCGTCTCCGTGCTTTTCCACGTCGGGGTCATTCCTCCAGAAAGTCGGGCCGTCCATCATATCAGCCTGTCCGATATTCCGACGACCGCGCAACCCTTCGATGCGTTCGCCGACGTCTTCATGCCGGCCGATACGATGGCGATCACCTTCTTCGCCGCGCACAATGCGGCGTTCGAGTGCCAGTTTCTCGGTGAGATGGAACATCGCCGTGTCATATGCACCTACAAGTCCGCGCTGCGAATTTGGCCGGATGCTCCATCGCATACGAATGGCGCGCTGCGGTACTGGCTGGAAGATGCCGACAAAATTTCTCTGGACGCGGACAAGGCGTACCCAACCCACCGCGCCGGCCCTGATGCCTACATCACCGCCCACATATTGCGCGCGCTGTTCGAGGCCGGGGCATCGGGCAGGGAGATGGTCGCGTGGACAGGCGCTCCCGCCGTTCTTCCAAGGTGTCCAATAGGAACTCCCTGGCGCGGCATGAAGTGGTCGGATGTTGATGCCGGCTTCCTTGGCTGGATGGCGCGCAAGGAAGACATGGAGCCCGATCATCGATGGAACGCCCAACGTGAACTCGATCGGAGGCAGGCGGCATGATGGAGATTTTCACGGACCTGGAGCAGGGATCGTCGGAATGGTTCGCATGTCGGGCAGGCATCCCTACAGCCAGCAAATTCGCGACCGTATTAGCAAAGGGTGAGGGCAAGATCCGCTCGAAATACATGCGTCAGTTAGCCGGGGAGGTCATCACTGGTGAGCCCGCTGAGACCTTCAGCAACTCGCATATGGAGCGCGGCCATGCCATGGAAGATGAGGCTCGTCAGACATACGCCTTTATCAACGATGTTGAGCCTGTCCGCGTCGGATTCATCCGCAACGGGAACAAGGGCGCTTCGCCTGATAGCTTGATCGGAACCAATGGCGGTTTGGAGATAAAATCCGCCATTCCCGAGATCCAGATTGATCGCCTAGAGCGAGGTAGGCTGCCCCCGGAACATGTCGCCCAGGTGCAGGGGTGCCTGTGGGTGACTGAGCGGGAGTATTGGGACTTCGTTTCCTACTGGCCTCGCCTGCCCGTCCTGACTGTCCGCGTCCACCGCGACGAGGAATACATCAAGACGCTTTCCGACGAGATCGACCGCTTCAACGACGAGTTGGCGGCGCTGGTCGACCGCATCCGTCGATACGGCCAGCCGGCCTTGAAGATGGAAGACCTGCCGGAGTCGGCACGGCTTCTGATGGCGGGGTGAGCGATGGGCCAGACCGTCATCCTTCGCGGGCCTTCTCAGCGATCATTCGCCAAGCAGTTGATCGACCGCGCGCCGACCGATGCCGTCGTGACGATCCGTGAGGCAACACGCACGAACGACCAGAACGCCAAGATGTGGGCGATGCTGTCCGATGTGTCTCGTGCCAAGCCGGCAGGCCGGAAGTGGACGCCTGAGACGTGGAAGGCAGCGTTCATGCACGCCCTCGGCCATCAGGTGCAATTCTGCGAAGGCCTCGACGGCACTGGCCCGTTCCCGCTCGGCTTCCGGTCATCCCGGCTCACGGTTCGGCAGATGATCGATCTGATCGAATGCATCTACGAATACGGATCACGCCACGACGTGCAGTGGTCCGAACCTCCTTCGCTCATGGTGAGCGAACCCGGCGGCAGTCATTCCCCCTCCCCCGAAACCCCGGCTGCCGCCGGTCCCCATTCCATGAGAGGTGCCGCATGAAAAAGCGCACGATCATCGTCCGCGCCCATGAGCGCAAGAAGCCCGGCAGGTCCGAGGCCTTCGTGAGAATGACGAAGAAGCTCCAGCGCGAGATCAATCGCATCCGCGTCCCGGCGATCACCCGCAACCACGCAGTGGAGGGCTGAGGCTGATGGCGATACCTCTCGACATTCAAGGCAAGCGCTTTGGTAGGCTGGTTGCTGTTGAGGAGCTCCAGAAAGTAAATGGGAAGCGGAACTGGCGCCTAAAGTGCGACTGCGGAAGCGAAATAATCGCTTTGCAGAAAAGCTTCTGCTCAGGCGGGAGCAGAAGGTCGTGCGGCTGCGCCCACATCAAGCCCAATGCCCGCCATGGGTTATCCAAGACGCCAGAATATCGTGCTTGGATCAACATGAAGACGCGGTGCTACGACGAGAACACCCCTTATTTCGAAATTTGGGGCGGGCGGGGCATCAAAGTATGCGACAGATGGCTAACCAGTTTTGAGGATTTTTTATCAGACGCAGGCGCTCGACCATCCCGTCATCATTCGCTCGACCGCATTGATGTCAATGGCGACTACGAGCCTGGCAATGTCAGGTGGGCATTACAGAAAACACAGTGCCGCAATCAACGCCGCAACCATTTAGTGACGTTGCGCGGCAAAGCAATGACATTGGCGGACGCGGTTGATGCGGCCCCAGTGCCATACAACACGGTACTGTACCGCCTCAAGCGCGGGTGGAGCATAGAAGATGCCGTCCGCCTACCGGCAAGAAAGGGGTACCGCCCTCATGCCGCGTAGAGAGTTCCCCCGCAAAGTCCGCCAAGCCGCCATAGACCGAGCGAAAGGCCATTGCGAGCGCTGCAAGGCCGCGTTGAAGACTGGCGAGGCCGAGGTGGACCATATCCTCCCGGACGCGCTCGGCGGCGAGCCCGTGCTTGCTAATGCGATGGTGCTTTGCGTCACGTGTCATCGCGGCCCGGAAGGCAAGACCACGCAGGACGTGCGCCGCATTCGCGAAGCCGACCGCACTCGTGACAAACACACCGGTGCTGTCCGACCATCATCGAAACTCGCCACCAGAGACAAGCGCGCTCCCAAGCGCCTTACCAAAGCCCTCCCGCCACGCGTCGTTGACGTGTTTGGCCGCCGGACGAACGAGGCCCGTCAATGACCCCCTCCCTTCCCCGCGCCCCGCAGATCGGCTCCCGGCAGGTGGTGGAGACGCTGCGCGTCCTGATCGGCGGAGAATACAGCGGCACGATCCGCGACGCGTTCATTGCGCGCGGGCATTATGCGATGTCCTGCGATTTCTCGCCCACGACAGTTCCCGGCCCGCATTACCAGGGCGACTGGGCAGACATTGAAGGCGATGGATGGGATCTGGCCATCTTTCATCGAACCTGCACGTTCATGGCCAATTCCGGTGCCAAGCACATCTACGCCGGCATGAACAAGGACAACGGCCTCAATGAGGACCGCTGGCTGGAGATGGGCCGACACGCCTGGGCCTTCTGGAAGCACCGCAAGACCTGTCCTGTACGGTACGCCGCATGGGAAAACCCGGTCATGCTTGGCTACGCACAGCTGATGATCGGCAAATCGGATCAGGTCGTGCAGCCCTGGTGGTTCGCGACCGATCCTGACGGCCCGGACAACGTCAAAAAGGCTACCTGCTGGTGGGTTAACGGTGGCCTGCCAAAGCTTCGGCCAACGGGTCTGCTGGACGGCTCCACGGCTCGCGAAGAAGTGTTTCGCATGGCGCCGACCGCCGATCCGGAAGAGCGCCGCATGGCGAGATCGAAATTCACGCCCGGACACGCGGCAGCCATTGCTGAGCAGTGGGGCGATTTCGTCGTTGCGCAGAAGCAGGCCGATGAGCGGAGGGTTGCCGCATGATTACCGAACACGTTGAAGCGCTGCGCAAGCTCGCCGCTGAAGTCGGCGGCCTCAAGGCATTTGAGCCCGGCGTGCGCGAAGCAATCGGCAACACGCACTGGACTGTGCTCATGCAGCGGCTAGATGAGGCCGAAGCCGCCCTATCTCGCACCGCGCAAGCGCCGGTAGCGGATGGGGTGCGGGAGGCGAGACGCCAAGCGATTGAGGAAGTTCTTGGTCTCCTGACCGGTCACGAACTGTACCGTTATCGACCAAAAGCCTTCAATGGGTTCATCGAATACGCCCGCGCTACCCTCGCATCATCCGACCCCACGCCGGCCACAGAGGCGGGCGGTGCCGCCATGCTCGCCGCCTCTCCCCTACCATCCAGTAGCGGGACNNGCTTCTGTCATTGGGATGAAGGCTACGACGACGATGACCAACCGTGCTGGTGGGACAACGAAGCGGATGACGAGGTTTGCCCCGTAGTCTGGCTACCCGCCGACGCTCTCCCGGCTTTCCCCGCCGCCCCCGTCTCTCATGGAG